GGCTTTGTATTTTTTGGAACTCCCATAGTAATAATATAATGAAATTTTTCTAATTAGGACAGCACATTTCTGCATTTTCTACTAAATCCATTTTTAAAACAAAATGGTCTATTACAGATTGTTCTATGTCATCTGATATGTGCATTGCAACACCCATTCGTTTTTCCATCATCTGTCTGTAAACAGTATTGGCAAAACTACACTTGATGTCAATTACTTTTTTAACGTTTATTCCACCAAAATAAGCTTCTGCATATATTACTTTTGTGTTAGTAATTGGTGCCGCAGGAGGTATAGGTAAACATTCATTACACGTTTTTACAGTATCTGCTTTAAAAAAGAACTCTTCCCAGTCAATAGTTTTATACTCAGCTACACATGTTACATCTGTCAATATAAAACAACCTGTAAATTCATTTTGACTTTCATCAGTTATTTTTGTAATTACTTTTCCAAGTAAATCATCTGGATGAATTGAATTACTCATTGCACCACTAAACTTAAACCTTACAGGCAACCCATCCATTTCTACAGGAAGATTGTTACAACATTGTGTAAGTTGGTAATACTCATTAGTATCTTCACCTTCAGTAAGAGGAAAAATTACATTTTTTGAATAACCTTCAAGACCATAGTATAAAAATTTAAGTTTATTACCAAGGTATACTTCTAAGTCCATTGTTATTTATTATTTTGGTTATAAATCACTACACACCTAGAACAACAAATTGTTCCGTTATTTGCAGTTACTAAATAGGATCCTGTACATGTACAAGTCCCACAATTTGGGCAAGTTTGTGATGACATAATTAAAATATTTTGCAGTTAAATTCATCAATTAATTTGTTTGCATAGTTGTACAAAACCATACCTTCTTTTGAGTTATCGCAGAACTCAACCTTCGCTTTTGCCGCTTCTACATAACTCATAATAGTCATAAGATGATTTAGCTTACTTGTTACCGTAGGTGAAGGCTGACACGCAGACAACTGTAGTTCACAAAGCTGAAGTTTAATTTTTTTGTTTATTGCCGTTACTCTTAAATGGTCATACTCTACAAACAATCTGTCATTTGGTGACATTGAATAGTTAAAAGTATAAATACCATCAGGTAATGAATCAAAATCTACACCACATTCTGAAAATTGTGTTTCTAAATTACAAGCAGTAAGATTAAAGACAAAACCCTTAGCTACTGCTGGAGTAGTGATGTTTGTAAAAGTAACACAATCACTGTAACCAGGAACGGTAACTTGTAATGTTGGACAAACGTAAGGCATTAAAACTTCATAAACACTTGTGTCTTCTACACGAATAACACATCCCGTCATGATGTCTGGAATATTTAAGCTTAATTTATTTGTTGCCATAATTTAAAGGTAAAAAAAAAGAGGATAGAGAAATTCTCCATCCTCTTCTTAAAGAAATTAATTTTTATTAGATACTGATTGGTGTAGAAGCAGTGTGTCCAAATACATCAAGTGTAACTGGTGTATTTGCCGCAGCCAACCACGTAGCAACGAATACTTCAAAAGAAGTAGCAGTAACCGCAGGAACATAAATGTTCAACGCATACTGATCGTTATCATGAATACCACTTGCATTGTTGTAACGAGGAACCGTGTGTTGTATCACATATCTTGTGTACTTAGCGAATCTATTGATTGAAGCACCAATTTGATCTCCTTGATTGATTTCACGCAATCTAATGTCATCATGGAAATGATTAGTTAAATACGTTTCATCTAAGATGATGTTTTTCAAGATAGTGTCTCCAAAACCTTGACCCTGGAATCCTTCATGCTCAACAGAGATACACAATGCACTTGAGCAAGGGTTACCTGATAAGTCAGTCATTGAAGCAATGATCTTAACAACTTCCTTCTCAAAGAAATCAGTTTTTTGGAAAGAACACTGAGTAAAGTCTGCATCAGAACTTACATAAGCACCAACTAAACGAATACCTGCTAATTTTCCTGCAACGTGTCCTGGAGATACATAAGTAGTCCAAATATCAAGTGCTGTGTATCCAGCAGCTAATGCTTCAGCAGCTGTAGCAAATAAAGCGTTCCCCTCTTCAGTATAAACAACAGGTCTTACAAAGTCCTTTGTGTATCTGTCTTCGATTATTTGGTTAGCCCAATTAATCATTACTAACGTAGAGTCAACATTTGCTGGAGCTGCTCCTGTGCAACAACCTGTGTAAGCAGCATACGTTCTGTAAGAACGGTGATTCAAGAATCTTAAAACTGGAGATCCTCCTAAAGTTAATCCTAAGTTGTAAGATTCGTTACACAAGAACTCAAGATTACAACGAGCAAATACTGTTAAAGTAAAATCAGCATCTGTTGTTGCAGTACCATCTGTAATTGTTACTACATCCGTAGAAATATATCCTGTACCTACTTTGTTAACTGTAACACTTGTTACAATACCAGCAGCAATAGTTACATTAACTGTAAGTCCTGTTCCTGTACCACCAGTAGTAGCAACATCAGTAAAAACACCATCCGTAAAAGCAATACCACCCGTAGTAATAACCGCAGTTGGTTTGTTCAAGTTTGTGTTACCAACGTGAATAATTGCTTGTTCTGCATCAGCAGGAGTCATTTTCAAAAACTTATGGATAAACTTTGGGTTTATCATTTTTGACTTGTTTGACTCAGCATATCCTCCGTGAAACGGACCGATTTTGTCGTTAGACATTAATGAAGCCGCAGCTAACACTAAAGGTTTACCTGCAGCAACTTGAGGAGAACCTGCTACAACTGAAACGTATGTGTTAGGATCGAAGAAACCAAAGGTTCCTTTTCCTAATGCAAACGGAGCTGCTGTATTTGATAATTCGCCGGAATGAACTCCAGATTCAATTAAAAATCCTTCATTTACTGCTTTAGCAGTACCTGAACCCGCTTGGGTAACTTTTGTTCCTACAAATGACTTTCTGTAAGCGTGATTAAAATAACTCATTTTTTTTGGTTTTAATAAATAAACATTACAATAACTTAGTCATAATTTTTCAATTATTCAGATATTGTTACTTTTTTTTCTTTGCAGGGGCTTTCGCTGCAGATGCCTTTTTCTTTGCGGGTGCTTTTTTAACATCTTTTTTTTCATCTTTTTTCATCCATGGTGGAATCCATTTTCCTTTTGCTGCCATCACTTTTAGTTTAACATTGTTTACAATATGCTCTATTTTTTCTTATGGGTTCTTGCAAAAGAACGAGCACTTTCTTTGCTTCCAAATCCCCAAGCTTTTAATGCTAGTTTTAATCGAGCAGGTTCACCATTTGGTTTTTTTTTCTGGTCCATGCTGGTGTAGCCATGTTAACACCTTTTTTTCTTAACAGATCCTCCGTTTTTGAAGGCTTCGTTTAAACTAGACTTTTCTAATTTAACTGTAACCGGTTTGCTCTTTTCACCTGTTTTTGCATCTGTCATTTGTTTTTTAACAGTCATCGTAGATGATACTTTTTTAACTGACTTTTTCTTTTTTGGTTGTAACATAACTTATTTATTAATTGTTTGTTTCTACACTTCCACTTGCAATCTCTTGTTGAGTAATGCTTTCAATATCTCCCGCAAGGATTTTAACGCATTCATCAATTAAAACCTCTACCAAATCATTTTTAAATTCACACTCTACATCAGACATAGAAGGCAGTCCTGTGTATGGATCTACGGAACCTAAAAATTGTATAAAAACAGGAAACCTGTAATACACTAAATTTGTATCTGTGATGTGAAATAAATTATTTGTGTGTACTCTTAGTTTGTTTCCAATTAAAGTACATACGGTTTCCGACCATTCAAAGCTAGGTCTTTTATGTTCGTCATCGTTAATTAAATCGATGTCTGCTTCAGGAACCAAGTATGTTTTCATTTTCCTTGGTTCCGTACAACATCCTTTTATAGCTTTCGGAGTTACTCTTTTCCAGGACATATAGTTTTCTGGTAAAGCGTTTGACTCATAATACCCATCTTTCGAAAACATTGGTATTTTATAATCGGTAAGAAGAAGTTGCAGATCGTCTATTCGTTTTGTTGAACCTTCGTCTCCTTCTTTTAACATGTTTGTTCCATGAAGGTTTCTTCTTACCCAACTTAACATTCCTTTATTGAACGCTTCGGAAATTTTCCAAGGTTCAATGTTATCATAATCATTACTGGCAAGCTTATTCAAGCGTTGCTTAACTTTGATTTTAATTGCTAAATTGTTCATTTTTAATTATTAGTTAATTACGCTTTCCACAACGTTTCTGTTTTTGCCATAAGCAAATCAAGTACGTCGTCATTTGCTGGATTTTTTAAGAACTCCAAAACTTCAGCAACATTTCTTCCAAGCATTATGTTTTGAGTTGATTCATAAAGAACCGAATCAGATTTTGCAAAAATGTATTTGTAAAAAACACAGTCTTTGATAATTGCTTTTATTTTAATGTCTTCTTTTGAAAGCTCAGTTGATTCAATAAACAAGTTAGCACATCTTCTAACGTCTTTGTCAAAAGAAGCTCCGTTTATAAACTTATCTAAGTTTTCATAGATCTGATCAACCATCGTTGAGTTAGAGTACTGAATGCTGTTTATGTCAATGTTTTTAGCAATGTAAAACAATCTTCGCGGCTCATCTTCATAAATAGTTTGCAATAATGCCAATGCTTGATTACGAAGTTTAGTAACCGTAATTTTAGCAGAAACAGAATCAATCTGTCTATCTAAATACCATTTCTTTTTTTGAGCTCTTGCATCGTCAAAAGATTTTGCAATTAATGAAAAGCCTCCATTTTCAATAGCTTTAACCAACATCAAATCTTCCATTTTTTTCTTAGGGTCTAAGAATATTTCATCGTTCCCTAATCGAACCGTTACCTTACCCCAGATTTCACCGTTGTCAGGTTTAAACATTTCGATTTTACTCCAGAAGTCTTCGTCATCTATTTTTACAAGATTGTAATTTCTTTCTTGCTCTAAAACAGAAACTGTCTGTCTGATGTCTTTAATTACAGCCGCTTTTTTATCTTTGTCCTGAATCATTTTTATTTCAGGTGCAAATTCATTCAACCCATTAAGGTATCTTGACTTTCCGTTCTGCTCAATTGCTGCTAATGATTCTACCTGGAATGTATTTGGAAACACAACATAGTTGTAATTTTCTAATCCCATGTTTTCATCTTCTGCATTAATGTAAGGCTTAATGCTTATTTTTCCTTTAAATGTTTGCTCACTCATAATGTTGGTTTATTATTGTCTGACAAATGTAATAAAAAACAGCTTCATAAAGAAGCTGTTTTAGTTTATGCTTTTAATGCTGCAATTAATGCGTCAATCTTAGCTTCAATAACATCAAGCCTTACTTCTGCTTCTACTCTTAAATCATCTACCGTTAACCCTGTCATTAAAGTAGTGACACCTATTGCTGCAGGAAGCTCTGTTGCTTTTGTATTTAGTTTTTCAACTAAATCATTTACATGAGCTATTCTTGCAAATACAAACTCATTGTAAGGTGCTTTAGCTAACAAGTCGTTTGGACTGTTTGTTTTATATTTTTGTAATGCCATTTTAGTTTAAATTAAAAAAGGAGCAACTAGGGGGTTACCTAGCTGACTCCTTTTTAGTTAATATTATAACGACTCCCCAGTAATAGGATTTCTCATTACGATTTTCAATACTTTCGTAGGATCTTCTACTTTGATTGCAGGCATAGCTTGCGTCATGTAAATTTTGTATCCGTTGAAGTTACCAGAAGAAGCAAACCCTTGAGATCTACCCATGTAATCCATTGTTCCATTTACATATCTCCATTGAAGATCTTTGTTCCATTTTGATTTCAATAACTTGATGTTATCAGAACCATTCTCAGTAATATCGAAAACGATAAATGAGTAAGAAGACAATCTATGTCCATCAATGATTGGGTTCTCCGTATCATTGTTTTGTAAGTTGTCAAATGCAGGATTCAATACAAACTTGATGTTTGCTAAGAAAGGAATCATGTACTCTGTGAAAGAGAATCCAAATCCTAAATCCATTCCTGAACCAGTAACTGCATCCAATTCCTTAGCATTCATAACAAGACCAGAAGAAAAAGCTTCTCTCTTGATAGCCTCATTGATGATTCTCATTCCTCCAAGACCTGTTTGAACGATCAACTGACGTTTAGAATCTGGTCCTTGGAAGTCAACTTTACCGTTGTAGAAGTTGAATAACTCAGAACGGAAGATGTCTAATCTGAAATCAGCTTTGTTGTAAACATGTTTGAAAGACAAATCTAATTGTTTCCAAAGTCCAACAGATAATCTCAAGTCATCAGCACCGTCTTGCTTGATTCTACCTCCTTTACCCCACATAAGGTAAGTTTCAATATCGTAAGCAATTTTAGAAAGATGGGCTGCTTCTAACTTAGTGATAAAAGTTTTAACCATGTCTCCATTTTCAACTGCTTTCTTCACATAAGATGTTCCTTTTGCTTGAACAAATCCTTCTAAAGTAGTAATTGATGGGTCTAATTCTGTGTCATTTGTTTTCCAAAGCTCAGTAACTGGTACACGACTATCTGCATCCATACCACCTTTTTCCATCAATTTAACTCTTGATGAGATAGAGTAATGAACGTGTGCATCTGCATTTCCAACATAGTTGTAAAACTCACGAGTTGTATGAGTTGTAGTCATGTCAGAATATCTTTCACCGTACTCACCTTTAGCAGAACCAACTCTGAAATAAGGAGTTTGGTTCTCCAAGAATTTATTGTTAAATGCTTGGTAAGAATTTGAATTAACAATTTGCACTGTGTAGATCGTACCATCTCCTAAATCCAAAATGTCTTCATCTGTGATGAAAAGCTCCAATCCGTTGTATTTATCGTAAGTGATTATATCACCGTGACCAAAGCAACGCTTGTTCATTTTAATACGGAAAGGTGTACCGTCAACACCTTTACCTGGATTATTTGGATCTAAATCTTCCATAATGTAAGGTAATTCCTCAGAAACAGGAGTTGACCACTTGTACTCACCTCTTGGGTGATTTACTTCAATTACATTCTTCCCATTAAAAGAAGACATCTTGTAAAGAGGCATTTCAATCTTTTTGGTTTGAGCCCATAATTCTACAGGACCTAAATCATCAGGTTGTGCATCTTTCATCATTTGCATCATGTGAAATGAATCAACATGTGAGCTTGCTGTGTAATGGTTATCTCTTAAAAAGATACCATTATTTAAAACTGGTGTTGCCATGTTTGTTGTTTGTTATTTGTATTTAATTATTAACTTCTTGAGAAAATAGATTTACCTGTTCTTTGTAAAGGTTTTTTAGGTAGTCTATTTGCAGTTTGTTTGTTTTCTGTTGCAAAAGTAGATGAAGAATTTCTACTTGCTTCCTCTGTCTTTAGCATTCTTACGGTTTTAATATTCGCTTCTTTGCTTCCAATCTTTTTTACAGAATCTCTGTAGTTTTCTGGATCTGCAAGTAACCATAAAGCTTCAGCTACTAAGCTTGGGTTTGCTTTCTCCCCAAATTGATGTTGCTCTAAAAGAAAGCCTAAAGCATTTGTTTGTTTCCCATCAGCGTTCTGATACTTCGTAGAATCCGTAAGACCGTGATACAACATTGTCTGAACCTTATTGTTTAAAGGGATTCCGTTTAAGTTATCCGTATTTAAAGTTTGGTAAATGGTTTGTTGATACTTACCTGCTTGTTCCGTTTTTCTATTTTGTGCTTCTTGTTGTTTTTTTAATCGTTGTTCAACAATTTCAGCTTGCTTAGCATCTAATTTAGGTTTATACTTTGTAGCGTATTTCTCCATATCCCCACGATCTTTGATGATGTTAATTTCATCTTCAATCTCTTCGGATGTGTCGTTACCTAATGTATTTAACCACTGTCTAACAATTAATTCTTGATCCTCTTGGTTTTTAACATCTAAATCAAAAGTTTCTTGAGCTTTTAAAACTTGACTCATTACTTGTTTTACATCAGTACCTCCATTAAGTGCATAATGAACAACCGCTTGAACATCATCTGGTAATTGTTTAAACAATTCCAATGGTGCATTTTGTGCAGTATCCGAAACCTTGTTTTCAATATTTGCTTGAATCAACTCCTCAAAGTCTTCAGCTGTATATTGCTCAATAGGTTTATCATCAGCAAACGGTTGCAAAATACCTTTTTCGATAAGAGATTTTGCCGCAGTTATTAAAGCGGAAGGTCTGCCTCCTTTATTAACAGAAGAACTGTCGTCGTCATCGTCGTCGTCTTCGTCAGATTTTTCAAGATCATCATCCAATAACTTAGATGCAATTTTTTCTAAATCGTCTTTACTTAACTTATTTAATTCTTCTTCATTATCGATCTCTTCGTCATCATCTAGAAAATCAACATCAACTGTGCCTGAATCAAAAACACGAGGTTTTTTAGTTGGTTCATGACCTTCTGCTCCTTTGTCTGGAACAATAACAGATGAGGAAGATATTCCCAATAATTCATCTAAGTTGTCAAAATCTATCTCCTCAACCGTTGTTGAGGATTGTGCTGCAGTTTCTGCAGCAATTTTTGCAGCTGTTGCTGCTTTCTCTTCTTCTGTCATAATGTGTTGGTTTAATTACTGACTTATTATAATTTATGCAAAAAATGCGGGTTTAAACAATATTAAGTTAACTGTTTTAGATTCCAAAAAATAAAACCGGAAACTATATGGTTAAAACTTCAAAAACCCAACCTTACTTAGGTTTTTTATCGTCATATTTATTTTTGTTTTCTCTAGCAATTGCAAACTCTGTTTGTTTATTTCTTTGATCTGACATGATTTTTTCTCTCTCTAAATCTAATTTTTGTTGAGCCATGTTAGACTTGTTACCTTCTTTTTCTCTGTTAAAATTCATCGTTTCTTGATACTGCTCAGATTCACGCACACCTTTTAAGGCATCTTCATAATCAGATTCTTGATTTTGATTAATGTCTTGCTGAGCTGCATATCCAGCAGATTTAATTTCAGCTTCCAATAAACGACTACGACGATCCTTTTCTTTTTCCCGTGATTCGTGATCCATTTCAAATTTCCGTTCATCCTGTCTTGCCTTAATTTCAGCTTCGGCCATTTGGTTCTCATGGTCCATTTTTTCTTTATTCGCAGCTGCTGCTTTTTTCTCAATTTTCTTCATCGCGCTATTCAGCGTGCCTAATGAATCAGCTTGCATTAATCCTCCTAAATCATAAATAGAAGCACCACTTGTATTGTTCTGAATAAACAATTGTTTTAATTGCTCAAGAGTCGCTCTGTTGTTTGCATTTGTTTGACAAAAAACATTCAAATCAATTAATAACAAATCCGTACCATTCATTTCAAAGTTTGTCCTCTCCTCTGGAGAAATCATGCCTTGTAGTCTTAATGATGGATTTGTCGAGTGATAATACTGAGCAAGGTCAGTTCTCATTTTATGAACTCTTGGCATTAAGTGATCACTGTGCTGAGAAAAGTAAACTTCTGTTTGAGCATAAGAACCGCTTACTGCTTGTTCTACACCAGTTGCCGTATTTGTCTGTCCCAACTGTTGACCCATTCGTTGTGGATTAACTCCTACAACTTCCATCGCTTGTTGTTTAAAATAATTAGCTAACTGTATCCTGGACATTAATCGTCCACTCTGCTCCATATTTAAAACCTGATAATGCTGAAAGTTAGTTGCACTTTCAGTATTTGCAATACTTGGATCTAATGGAAGTATTGAAAAGTCTTTCATTGCCACGTAGGCTTTGTCTAAGTTTCCTTTACCCCAGTCTTCTCCCATAGAATGCTTAGGTAATGCGTTTTGATCTAATACGACAACTGTTCCAATTTCATCTATAAGAATATCTGCTATTTGATTATTACACATGTTGAAACCAATTTGTGCGGGTTTCATTAAATCAACTAAAGACATGGACTTCGTATTTCTGTCAGAAAAAACTCGTCCTTCTATTGGCAACTTAGAACCATAAAGAGAATTGTCTCCTTTGAATTGAAAACGCAAAGCTCCGGGTTCAGATTTATCTATACCTAAGTAAATTGAACTGTGTTCTGATTTTTCTATTGAATCCCAAAGAGTACGATTGTTACCAATTTTAACACCACCCCAAACTTCATTAATCCAAGTCCATTCAATGTGGTCACCAAATATTAAATTCTCTTCATCTTTAGATGCTTTAAATGTTGTATTGTAAACAGGTTTGTCTAAAACAACATACGTTTCATCAATTATCTCAGTAATTATTTCTCCATTAATGTCAACCTTCGTTAAGTAACCAACTTTCTTTTGAGTTTTCCAATAAGAAGTTGTTACACGAGCCATACCTGAGTTTTCTAATAATCCTGAATGCTGACTTTGACCTGTTATCCACCCTACAATATCACTATCTCCCATTTGATTGTCAAGAAAGCTCAAGTGTCTTTTCATATCAACACCAACCATTCTGTTACTTTCTACAGACTCATCCGTATTGTAATCAGAACCATCTATCATTCCTGGTATTAAGCTTCGCGCAGAAGTTGACGGATACATTGACTCTAACGAATTTAATTGATCCTCAGTCATCAAGTATCCGAAAACATCAATAACATCAGCAATAGTCATTAATTCAATCCACCCAGCCCAGTTGGCTTGAGATATGTATTTAACATTTGGAGACTTATGGTAAAAAGTTAAAGCAGGGTTTAGTAAGTTAATGTCATAATCATTTTCTAACATTCTAAAATGCCAAAATTCACTGTCAGTTATTAACGAATCCCTAAAAGCCTCTTCTTCCAATTCATCCATGTTAAATCGATTAACATCAATTGCATGTTGTTTAGTGGCCCATTGTTCACCAACAGTTTGATAGGTTTTATTGTAAAAACTTTCAATTGCAGGTAAACCTCGTAATGCTTCTGGATTTAATTGTTGTTGAGCTTCTTCTGAATTTGGATCCATTCCTTGCTCAATCATTGCAGCAACCATTTTTTGTTGCGCATCTTCAAGTAAAACGGAAGAGATTGCTTCCATTTTTTTATCCATTATCTCATTGTAAGAATACTCATCAATTGCTCGGTAATCAACTTTAGTGTTTCTTTTTGCAAACTCTGTTACAAGAGTGTTTATTACATTAGGAATGATTGGATAAAACTTTAAATCCATTGCTGAATCTTCATGGCCCTCGTCAATAAGAGCAGCCATCATGTCACCGTATTCATTTTCAACATCAGGGATGTAATCAGATTTATCAATTGTGCCAACTGCCAATTTATAATTCTTCATTAACCTACGGGACTTTTCTGTAATCTGCTTGATAGCCTGCCACTCCATCCAATCCATGTTGTGCATGGCATACTCAATATCTTTTTCTGCCATTGGAAGAAATTGGATAGGTTGAGTAAAAACACCAAACTTGTTACGTTTAGTTTTTTTACCTTTCTTAATATCCATTGCATTTAAAATCTCCATCTACTTTATGTTTTTATAAGGATTTCTTTTTTCTCTAACTCCTAATCGAGTATTGCCGTTTTGACCAATTGTTTTAAACGGCGATCTATTTAATTTAACGAATTTTTCCGAACTATCCAAATGATCCTCATTCTCATACTCAACTCTTTTCTTTAAACCTCTGCTTGATTCTTGAATTTTCACAAATGTAATTAATGCACCTAAACTTATTAACCTATCGACATTTATTCCAGGTTGGTACTGTTCCATTTCAATCATTGCCATCATATCAGGAATCCTTGTGATTCCGTAAGTAACAATTTGACCTTGTCCTCCATGAGTTTCTTCTACATCTAATTCTTCTTTTAAGAACTCAATTAAGTAACTAAGCATAATGGTTTTGAAAATAGTAGATACGTTTCTCCAACCGTAAGTCTGGAATTGAGTTTTAGATGCTTGAACTTCTTTAGAAAAGACCATCTGAGATGAAGGCACTAAATACTTTTGCTTTCGTTTGAATTGCATGTATTGAATAAACAAGGGGACGTTATTCTCAACAATTGTCCAGGCTTGATACCACTCAATTATTAAAAGCAATCGCTCATGTGTTTTGTTAATGTCATCAAACCTTCCACACCAAGCAGCTACAATTTTATCACCCTCCACAAATGTTTCTACCTCCCCGTTATCTTTAACCCGCTGAACTTGAACTGAGTTTTTGTAAACATAAATCGAACACAATGATTCTGAAGTTACTGTCTTTCCTTCTCCAACAGGGTCAATTGATGCAAAATAAGTTCCGCAAAAAACCTTGTCTTCATCGGGTTCTTCCCAAACTTGTATAACACTTGTTTTATCTTCCGCTTTTTTATTGATTGGAAACTCTGTAATTGCTGCTTTTAATGTTGGAGATGCCATTATTAAGTTATTTTCAGTATAACTTAAATTGTAACCGTTCCAAGGATAATCTCCGTCGTCAATTCTGCGCTTGTTTCCTTTAACTAAATTTATTGGGAAAATGCTTTCTCCTCTTACAGCAAACGCTTCTTTTAAATTTGTTGGATGCTGAGAACATCTAATTTGATATATTTCTGGAGAAAGATCTTTCTTCCACTGGATACGTTTTTTGTTAATTGCTTCAAGAGCTTTGTCTACAAGAGAGTTACCAAACGCATCAATGTAAGGAGGCATTGAATATTGTTCTGGAATAAATAAACCAGAAATACCAGCAGTTCCATCTTCATCCATGTACTTGTTACGAACACCATAGAAACCATTTGCTTTTGGTTTATACATAAATTCTCGTAACGGTTCACAATGTTTCAAGTCACCTACAGATCCTGCGCCAACAAAGTAACCAGTAGTTATGTCACCAGACTCCATTGCTGGTCGCATAAACTCGTAAGTCTTATTCATAGTTTTCGCAATCCCTGCTTCCTCGTAAAAAAACAAGGTACATAAACCACCTACACCACTTGTGTCAGACTGCTCAAAAGATGTAGCTTTTAAAGTACCTTTTCTTCCTTTTTCTGACTTCCTGCCTTTATCAACGTATTCGATTTTTTGTTGCCATTCTCCTACACCACTTGGGTTCAAGGGTCTATACCAAGCAGTGTGGTCATTAAGAAATACTTTGTAATCATTTAGTATTTTCCATGTACCATTTATACCAGTAATGTAATCACTCAAAGAAGCTCCAATTTTTAATACAGGACCATACTCAAACCAAAGAAGATTTATTAGTTTTGCCGCGTGATACAAAGATGAACCAAACTGTCTTTTTTTAAGTATAACTCCGTGCTCGTAATTTAACTCTCCAATTATTTCATAGAGTGCCATGTGCAACTGAGTATCCCAAATATCAGTAAAGTCAGATCTCTTTTTTACTTTATCACTAATGTGCAAAAAGTTAATCCAGAAATAATAATCTCGTGGAAGATACCATTGTTTTTTACCTACTTTAAAAAAACATCCTTTTCTTGATTTCTTTTTTTGGTCATCCCAATACTTAATGAAATCACGAGATCCGTGATTTGCTTCTGTATAGTATCCGTTTTTTCTAAAAAACAACCCCGGTTCTTGCCACAACCTAACTGTTTCATCCAGATCGTATTCACCAGGTTCCTTGAAGTAGTTATCTTCAAGGTCTGTTTTAAAATCTTCTCGTGTGTCATAGTCTACAGTCGTCCATACCCCATTATCAAAACAGGGGATGTCCGTGTAAATTTCTCCAAATGGATCTTTAATCATCGTATCCTAATTTAGTACCACCTCTTGCTCTTGACGATTGCTCCTCTTCTAAATCTTTAGCTACACCTTTAAACGATTTTCTAATGTGGTCAAAGTTTTTTGCTGCATTAACAATGGAGGTAATGTTACCATCTCTTCCATCGGTAATGTCTTGCGTCCCCATGTAGAATGCCAGTTTCTCAAGCATGTTGGAGATTCCGTCATAAGCTCTAACAGTAGGAGTTTCGTATAACTCCTTAGTTCTTTTTAAAGCAATTACAATTAGATCATCTTCTGTGCAAAAAGTTGCTTCTAAATCTTCAATAATCTCTTCCTCAATGTTATCTTGAGGTCGATTAAAGAAAGGGTTTTCTTGACTTCGGCAAGACATGTAAAACAAATAAGCAAGTATTTTTAAATACTCATCTGGATACGCGTCAACAATGTTTTTTAAGAACGGAAGCTGGTAAACATGCTCCGTAGGGATAACATTGCGATTTACAATTTCAAATAATTTAATGGCCATGGTTTAGTATTTTTTCTCGATTATTATTTACAAATTTAAACAAGGTTAAAACCTCCGATTTAAGATACGGAATGTTGTATGCAGTAACTTTCTTTACTACGGGGTTTCTATCTGCATCAAGTTTAACAATAGGGTATCCAAACTCGTTTAGTCCAGTTAACTCAAATTCAACATGATCTATTCTCATTACTCCAGGACTAAGTGTAGGATTGTGCTTTAACATCATGTACATGTAAATGCTTAATTGCAAAGCATAATCATTAAAGTTGCAATCATCTAAATGAGACAATGGAGGGAGCATTTTTTTTGTTTTCCCATTGTTCATTTTAAACCCTTCTTGTTTAATTTCCTTGTTTGTTTTGTAGTCATACAAGTCAATAAACTTATCGATTTTTTCTACCCTGTCGGCTTGTCCGCAAATACCTGAAGATTTTAAGTAAACCAAGTGCTCAGGATGAATACCATCAACTAATTTTTGATCTGGAGCTAACTTAACGGTTCCTTCCATTAATGGAACTAACACTCTTAGTTCAACCCCTTTTCTTGTAATGGTACTGCAACCAATTATATCTCTTTCTCTTTGATCGTGATACCAAGAACCAACAGTAATTGCTCGTAAGTTTTCGTCCTTCCAGATTTTTCTAATTGCTTCAGGAGTCTTGCCTGTGTATTTTGGGTTTTTTCCTTTTGAACAACTAACGGACATTTTCATTTCATCAAATTCTTCTTTGAAGTAATGAATTAATCTAGTAACACTTATCCAATCTATTTTTTCAGAAGGATCAGCACTTATGTATTTGTGGGTGTCTGCGTAAAATTTAATTGCCATAATTATAGTTTGTTATTTATTATTTTAGTTGCTAATGAAACTACGTCATTGTCATCAGAACTTATCATTTTTAAAAGCTTGGAGTGCTCTTCTTTAGTAATGCTACCTGTGTCTGTCAAAGCTTTTAGCTGCTCCTTTAAGTGAATGAATGAGAAACTCTTGTTAATTTCTTTCATCCCAAGGACTCCTGTATATATCCGTAAAGTTCTATCAATTAAGTTTTTCTCCATCTTGTAGTTTCTTATTAAGAATGTATTCTTCTTCAAAGGTCAATTCTGCCAACCAGAAACCGTTTGGACATTCTGATGACAAAGACCTTGTTTTTAATTTCAAAGTGCACCCACAATCTCCACAGCAAGGACCTGTTCCAGGAACTACACACGAAGTACCTTTCTCATCAAACAGATCGCATTTTTTACAAACAGCAAGTCTTTCTTCAGCAATTAATTCAACGTGTTCAGTCTTAAAGAGGTTGTTCTTTATCCCCTCTAATATCTTGCCTTTTTCCTTCCAAATTTTTATTGCGTTTTTCATAAATTGGCTTGTAGTATTCGTTGCAAATTTCTAAAGATTCCTTTTTTAAATTTAACAAGTCGTGCGTTAAATTGTACTTAATAATTTTTTTAAAGCTTTCATGATCTCCGCCTGAAAGTATTTTCTCTAATCCCGCAATGTCTCTTCTTAATTTAACTCTGCTTATTTTTATTGTTCCCAAGCTATGCAAAAAAAGCGAAGGATTTTTTAAAGACTCCATTTTTTTAATTACCGTTTCCCAATAAAAATCAACAACGTCTTGGACCATTTCTTGAGAAAGATTAAGATCAACCGCGGTTTTATGTATTAAGCTCTTTGCTTTTGTTGGTGTCAACGTGATATACTTTTAGTTCAATTAAAATGTTTCCTTCTGTAAAAATAGACATATCCTGGTTGACAGAAATAATCTTATTTCCATTTCCGCTGCGTTTTACAAGACTTCCTTTTACTGATTTTGTAATAAAGTTTCGAGCTGTTTGACTATTGCTAAAAATACTTTCTTTTACTGTTTCTTCACAAAAATCAGAAATATTCATTTCTCCATACATACCTAATAAAGCTAAACAATCAAGTTGGGCGGGGCTCACTCGAATCTTATTTATGAAACAATAATTATTCAACTGAAACCTAACTATGTCATAAAGAGAAAGCTTTATGTTTTTTTTAATTAAGTTACCCTTGCTCATTTTTTTCAGTTAAGGGTTTATCATTCTCTTCATCTTGTTTAGTTAAAGACGTGTACAATTGTATGTATTTAGTACGAGCATCTAACTCTTCGTATTCCGCTTTTTTTTGTCTTGCTTTTAACTCATCAAACTCTGTTTTTAATCTCATAAACGGAAGTTGGTCTTCATAAAACAAAATTTGTTTACGTCTATACTCCTTGATTTCCTCAACGGTAACCTCTTTTTCTTTTGCTTTTTCTTTTACCATGACTAATTGTTTTTACAAATATAACAATTATTGTTCTTAAACAAAAAAAAGTTAGCAATCAAAAAAGCCTCCCGTCAAGGAGGCTTTGTAATTTAATGAATTATAACAAAAATAATTATTTTAATTTTCTTGTTCCTCCTTTACCATTTCTGGCTCTGTTGGTAGATGCTTTTTCATTAACCAATTTTCCTTTTGAGGTATGTGATTTATCCTTACCGTCTCCATTACCGTAGGTTCCTGATTTTCTATTTGCTTTGTTTAAACCTGACCGGTAAGCTTTTCTTTCTGGTGTAGCATGGTATGCTTTATTGTAAGCATCCTTTTTTTTCTTTGCTGCAGGGTTTGAAGCAAAGTATTTTGCTGATTCACTTTTTCCTGTAGACTTACCTGCTAACCCGTTACGT